TTTCAGGTAGACCCGAGCCGGGGAGACCGAAGCCTCCCCAGCCCGAGTTCAATGTCAAGTCAGGGTCACGGAGTGTCGACGTTGCTGAACTTGACGAAGCCGTCCTTGTCGCCCAGAACCCAGCCGAAGGTGACCTCGATCAGGATCGCGACTTGGTTGGTCTGCCACATCGAGACAGTCGCCGAACCATCGGTGATGGTCGCGGTGTCGGTGACCTTGACACGGATCTCGTCCGCGAAGCCCCAGCGGAGCTGCTTGAAGTCACCGCCGATGACGCGGATACCGGAGTCCGTAGCAGCACCGAGATCGCCGCCAACGGCGCGACCGAACACACCGGGCAAGCCCAGGACGTCGCCCTGAGAAGCGGCCAGGTTGATCCGGGCCGGGTCGATGTTGCCGTTGGAATCGCGCAGAGCGCCTTCCTTGACCAGCGTCGAACGGAACCGAGGGTCAATCGCCCAGCCCGAGAACTCGAAGTTCGAGTTCGCCGAGACCAAGTCGTAGCCGGCGAGGAGATCCTCGTAGACCGACGTGGTCGTGGTGTCGGGGAAGTTCACCTCGTTGGCGGTTTCGGTGATGACGTTGTCGGTGTCGATACCCGCCAGCGCGTTGCCGGTCAGCGGCGACTTGCCGTGGAACACGGCGAGGTCGATACCGCGACCGATCGCGTACGCCAGGTCGCCCTGCAACTGCGTGTAGAGACCGGACGGGTTGGTCTTAGCGAACTCCTCCGAGACAGTGACGATCGTCGCCAGCTTGATCGGGGAGAAGCTCTTGCTGCCCCACGCCGTGCCGCTCAGTGGCTTGAGGCCACCTTCTCGCTGCTCGTTGGTGGTGCCGGTACCGACCTGGCCGACCTCGGGACGCTTGGTGGTCGTCGGGATGACCGTCTCGCCGTACGTGACGGGGATGCGCTCACCCAGCCTCATCACCAGGCTCGACTCCTGAGCCTGATCGAAGATCGGGCCGACCAGCGTCCTCGGCAGGAGGTTGGAAGGGACATGGTGAAGACGCCCCTGATGGTTGTCAGCCGCCTTTGGGGCAAGCTCGTTAAGGGTTGCCACAGTGGGCTCCTATCGTGTGAGTTGGGAGTTCAAGAGAGCAGCGAACTCGCCAAACGGTTCTCTACTCGCTTCGCCGCCATGCCCCTGCGACCTGTCGGTAGCGGGGCTGGGAGCGTTGGAAAGACCGAACATCTCTTTGAGTTCGGCTGCGTGTGCCGAGAGCTCCTCTTCATTCGAGCCCTGAAGGGTCTTAGCGAAGCTGAAGACCTGGGGCTTGTCGGGGAAGAGGGTCTGGACCGCAGTGACCAACTTGTCAAAATCACCTTGACGCTCGGAGTAGGTGCTTTCGAGCCCCGTCTTTTCAGAAGACAGAGTCGAGACCTTCTCCGCGAGAGAATCCCGCTCCCGCTCAACCTCGCGCAGCTTCACGCGGTGGTTCGCGGCTTCCTGATTGGCCTTCGTGATCTGGTCACGAGCCCAGTCGGGGAGTTCATCGTTCTTCGGAGCGGGGGCAGCCGGCTTAGGGGCCGGTGCTGGCTCAGGCGTCGGGGTGGGGGTGACGTCGTCGGACATGGTGCCTCCTGGGCGTGGTTGAACCAGAGCCCACCTCGGGCTCTGAAAAGGTGAATTACGCCGCGAGTGCAGCGAACTCTGATGCGTCGATCTCGCCGTTCCCCAGCATCGAGCGGAGAACATTGATTACGTCTTCGTTGAGAGTGAAGGGCTTGCCCTTGTTCTCGCCGGATGGGTGAACCCTGTCCGGTTCTTGCTCCCTGCGGACCCGCGCCTTCTTGGTGGCGGCGATCCACAGGTCAAGCGCACGCTTAGCAGCGTCTTCGCCGAACCAGTCTTCTCGTTTGAAGACCGGGACGACCTTGCAGTCGCACCCGTCGTGCCACTCCTCGACGTGCTCCGAAATCTCATCGAAGTACGTCTGGAGGTCGGGGGCGTTTCGGTAGGCGGCGAGTGTTTCGGCCTCTGTCTTGTCGTTACTGAGACCGGCATTGTGTGCCCCGAGATAGGTTGGACCTCGGGAGACCAACATCAGGCACCACGCGCAGGTCTCCGCGCCGGTAGCAACCCTCGCCCAGCCCCGGATGATCCGGGGCGCAGGGTCGTTCTCTACCGCGTGGACGATCTGCTTGCGGCCCGCGTTCTCTACCTCGCGAACCGCTCGTAGCGCCATCGTTGCCAGCGCATCGGCGGGAGAGTCCACCTGGGACATCTTCACCCGCGCCGGCTCCATGTTCTCCACGAACCACTCGAACCTGTAGTCCTCCAAGAACCTGTCGTTGCGAGGAAGTTCGGGGTGGTACAGCTCGCGCTGCGAGTCGTAGAAGAACCGGGCCAGGGCGGCGGATTCCTCTCGCCGCCGCTGGACCTCGGGAAACATCAACTGGAGAATCCCCAGCCACTCCGCTAGAGAGAGGAGCGGTTGGGCGAAATACGAACCGAACTGCAATGCGTAGTTAGCGATCGCCGCTGAGATCACCGCTTGCTGGGCGGCGTACTCCTCGGGATTCACGTCTGCCTAGTGGCCGTCGTGGTCTCGGTCGGTTTCGTGGCTGTCCTCGTCTCCGTTGGCCTAGTGCCGTTGGTGGCAGGCGGGTTGGTGATCCTCGCCAGAGCGGTCAGGACTTGGTTATCCTCTTTGTCCCACTCCTTCATCTGCTCACGCTGCACAGCGGAGTAGCCGAGGTCGATACGGACCTGCTCCTTCGGGATCGGACCCGCGCCGTTGGCGTACAGCTTCGTCGCACCATCGGCCTTAGCCGCGTACGTCGGGGTAGCCGGGTCGTTCCACACCGTTTCCAGCCGGCGATAATCCTCGGGGACCTCTTGACCCATCACGCGCAGAGCCAGACGCATCGCCTGCTCCCACGCGCCCCCGAACATCCGAGCCTTACGCTCGCACGTCTTGACCAACCGCGACTCGGCAGCCTGAATAGCTTCAGCCGAGGCGGGGTTGTCCGACGAGAACGACAGGTACTGCGGAGGCAGCCCTGTCGCTGCGGCGAACTGCTTCGCCAGCTCGGACAGCTCCTCGGTGAAGTTCCGAAGGTCGGCTGCGGAGAACTCGAACGCCTTGGCTGCATCGTTCTGTAGAGCGAGGATGCGTGCGTAGTAAGCGTCGTTGACGGTCTCACCGTCCCCGAGCAGATCGTTCTTATCGACACCGAAGAAGACACGCAGCGGCACGGCCATCAGCTCAGATGCACCTTGAAGGTTCATCAGCGTCCGGGCAGCGGCGTCGGTCAGCGAGCGGACTTCGGCGGTGATCTCCGACATCCCGTAGCGGTTGGACAACCGCGACCGGTTGGTCAGCGGAACGACCGGGACGATGCCGAGACCGTGCGCGACCTTGTCGCCCTCGACCTCCCACTGCGCTCCGCTGCCGTTGGGGCGTCGGAGGTAGACGGTCTCGTTCGGGAGGTACAGCGTGGCCTTGTCTGACAGGACGGTGTCCCGTGTGGTCTTGTAGAGGCGCACCGCCCGAGTGACCTTTTGGGTCCTCGGGTCGATCTCGGCGTACATCGACAGCGGCGATTCCAGCCGGATCAGCGGGTAGTCGAAGTCGTCACCTTCGCCGGGTGCGGCGACGGTGATGTACGACCGACCGAAGGTCAGCGCGTCCATGTGCCCGAGCGAGGATTCCTCGTCTAGGTTGTTGTCTTGCCACCACTTCCAGAGCGTGTCGACGTTGTCGGATTGACCGGAAACCCGGAACCCCTCGACGTCGAGGCGCTCTTCGAGAGCGCGGAGGTACAGCGACGGCCAGCCGACGTCGGCGCGGAGGTAGCGCATCTCCGGGGGAGCGCCGAGGCCGATCGTCTTGAGCCGGTACGTGGAGTCCAGGTAGCCCTGAGACTCTTCGAGGTTGGGGGAGTCCGTCCGAAGCACGTTCGCGAGGTCTTCTACATCTTTCTCGTAAGTCGTCATCGAAGGATCGCTCCCCCCCTTCCTCTGTTGTTTCTCGACATCAAGAACTCCTGTCGCGCACCCCAAGCCAATACAGCCGTCACGGCGGCGTCGATCTTTCGGGAGCTGTCTTTGCTTGCCTTGCGGATGCTGATGGCGTCGTAATTCGTCGGGTGCCTACGGGCGTTAAGGACGTGCTGACGCAACACCGGGTTGCCGTCGTGTAGAACTTCTCGTTCCAGAACCGAGTCGAGGAACCGCTCGCAGTCGAACGCGAACTTCTTCTGCTGACCGCGCATGTCGAACGCGATCGGGTTGTTCGGCGAGGCGTTGACCTTGATGCGCTTCTTGAAGTCCCGGCCCCACTGGTCGACGTACGCTTCGAACTCTTTGACGTCCGCTCGGAACGAGACGACGTCGTACTTCTCGAACGTCGATCGGACGTAGGCGTCTACGTCCTCGCGGGGGACCTCGTCGTTCTGGTACTTCTCGGGCACCCACGAGCGGATCAGGAACAGCGCACCGTCCTCGATCCGGCAGGCGCACAGCGCAGTGTGGTCACCGGACTTCGAGCCGTCGAACCCGAGCGCGATCCGATCGCCGCGCTCTAGCGGGCGAAGCGGAGTCTCGGGTTGGCAGCGGTCCCATTCGTACGGGGCGATCCAAGCGTCCTCGGAGGCGTTGACCTGATTGAGGAACTTGCGGCGGGACTCGGTGATCGTGTTCTTCGTATCCAGCACCGACTGGAGGATGTCCTCCAGCGGAAGCCAGTACGAGTCGCCCCGAGCGACCGACAGACCCTCCATCAACTTCTTGACGCCGAGCTCGTAGCCCTCGGGGTTCTCTTTCTGCGACGGGATCTCCGAGACCGGCGTATCTGCCGGCGCTTCGAGCGCGTCGTAAAGCATCTTCGTGTCGACGGCTTTGCCCGACTGGACGTCTTGCCAGTGGTCGTAAGCGCGTTCGGCGACGGTGTCGTAGCCGGGGATGTGGGCGTTGCAGATCGCTAGCCGGCGAGAGCCGGGGATCTTCGTGACGTTGCCCTCGATGACCTCGTGCATCGCGTGGCCCTCGTTGATCTCACCACCCGGTCCCGCACCCCACCACTGGATCTCGTTCTCGATGACGAACGTCGGGCGGTTACCCTCCATCGACGCGGGAGCAGATGTCACCGCCTCGATCTGCCCACCGGCAGCGGAGTAGATGATGAACTTGTTGACCTCTAGCCCGTAGGTCTCCTTCAACTTCTTCGAGATCATCACCGGGAAGAGACGGAACGTGTTCTTCGTCTGGTCGAGCGCGACGGCGGCGATCTGAACCCACGCCGCGTGGCGCGGCTTGCCGACCGGGTCTCCGTCCGCGTCGAAGTGCGAGAACGCGACCGGGCCACAGAGTTCGGCGAGCGCCATAGCTGCGGCGAGCGGGTCTTTCCCCGCACCTTTCATCCTGCGGAATACACCCTCGCGGTAGGTGTAGCGGCCTTCGTCATCGACGGCGTACCACCAGAGGATGAACCTCGCCTGCTCCAGCGTCGGCATAAACGACTCGCCCGCGTGGTCACCACCGGGGGTGTTGACGAACGCGGCCAGCCAGTTCAGGATTCCCCAGCCCAGCGAACGCTTCGGCAGATGCCAACGTCCGTCTGCGGTCTTCTGCCAGGTGGGTCCGACGATGTGGGGTGGAGACGGGGCAAGATCTACGATCACTCCCGCCTCCGTTCCATGTCAAGTCTCAGGCAGCGGCAATCCGCTCTAACCGGGTGGTAGCTAAGTCCCGCAGGTGCTTCACCGCGTGCTCGTAGTAGGTGACGTTCGTACCCGGCAAGATCGCGGTGTGGTACTGGACGTGCGGGCCGGTGCCTTTGGCGAAGAACATTCCGGCCTTCAGCATCGCGTTGATCGCAGCAGGGACCTCGATGATCGGGTTGGTGAACATCTCGCCGAACTGCTCGATGAGCCCGTCGACACCTCCGAGTCGCTTGAACACGAGGTTGAAGATCGCACGCTGCATCTCGCCCGCGTGGCCTTTGGCACGCGAGGTGTACATGTCGCCCTTGGCGGCGAGGTGGATCAGCCCCGGCTCGGTAGCGGTCTCCAGCGTCGGGTCCAGCCCACCCTCACCGGGGTCTACGATGCCGGCGTAAGAGTGGTCGGGGCGCATCGGGTTGCCGAACGTGGCACCGCCGATGATCGTCACCTGGGGGCGAGCCTTACCGGCTCGTATCCGGTTGCGGACCCGTCCAGCGCAGATCGACCCTTGGCTGTAGTCGACCCACGCCGTGGGGCCGGGGACGATCAGCGGGTTGTCGATGAACCTGTTGATCTCCCGCTCACCGGAGTCTGCGGAGTCATCCATCGGCACGGCGATCGCGGGGTAATTCCCGGTCGGCTGCCACCGATACAAATCCAAGCAGCGCCGTGCGATGTCGGCGGGGTAACCGATACCGAACGGATCAGGCTGCCCGGTGCCGTGAGTGGAAATCAACGTCGGCATCAAGCCGAGCCGGTGCAGGTCGTCGTCGGAGACCCTGCCGTCCTGCGGCTGGTTGGTGCGCTTCTCATACTCCTTCTGGACCGCTACTTCGTCGTAGCCGAAGTAGCCGTCGACCTTGATCGGAAGACCGTTAGTGCCGATCGCGTAGCTGCCGAATCGCTTGAGCATCGTCCGCGTCCAGGCCGAGGTCATCAGCCCAGAGCTGCCCAGCCGTAGGCTCACGAGGCTACCGCCGATTCACAGAGCCGACTGACGCCAGCAGGTCGTTGATCGCACCGTAGCCCGCTGAGGCCAACCCACCCGCTAGCTCACCGAATGGGCCGGGGATCAACGCCGTGGCGCTCTTGATGACCGACTGGGCTTCTCCGACCTGCTGCACCGTGGTAGCGACCGTCTTGTTCACACCATCCTGAATGGCTTGCAGTTGCTCGAAGACGTTCAGGACAGGAGCGTTCGGGTCTATCGGCGCGGCGTCGAACGTGCCGTTCTTGACCTGCTTGTTGGTGTTCTTGGCCGCGACACCGAAGCCGAACGCGCCTGCCAAACCCATCGCGGCAGTCGCGAAGGTGGTGATGGAACTGGCCTGGTCGGTGGACAGCAGCCCGAAGGTTGCCAGCGCACCGATCAGCGGAAACAGCACAGTCAGTGCCGCGTAGAACTTGCCCCGCGTCGGTGCGTTGGTATCGACAGGCCCAGCGGTCTGAACAGCGGTATAGACGGCGGTGCCGCCTGGGAGGATGGTCATGCTGTCGCTCTTTCCGTCGCCGCGACGATGAACGCGGGATTGGTGGCGTAGATCTCGTTCAACACCCGCATGGCGTGCGCCACCGCGCCGGGGCTCTTGTTAGCGCCCTGTCCGGTTGCCGTCCGAGCTACGCGCCGGATCGCTTCGAGGTCGCCTGCGCGGGCGTCCTCGTCGGTCAAGTCGCGGTGGATCTTGGCGTCGATGGCCGCGAGGAGGTTGATCGCCGGGATCGGCTTCTCGCCGGGTGTGGCGTAGATCGACCACGATTGGATCTCGCTTGCCATCAGGGTCTCCAGTTCGTCAGTCTGCGGGATGCCGGTGCTGAGTCGGTTGTAGATCCGCTCAGCTTCAGCCATCCGCTCGTCGTATCGGTCGGGGAACGCGCTTACCTGAACGGCTTGCGCCCAGCCACCAGGGGTACGGGCGTTCGAGTTGTAATCGAAGTCGGTCAGACCGCGTTGGCCGGCGTGCCCTCCGTTGAAGAACAGCCGAGCCGACAGCGTCGGGTCCATCGTTTCGGACAGCGGACCCCACGCCTGCCGCTGTTGAAACAGCCCGGTCGAGTCGTGGTCGCTGCCGACCGCGTCGTGGGGCAAGCCGAGGCTGGCCGGGACGTTGCGGTTGGCGTACATCGTCAGGTTCGTCTCGACCAGCGTCGTCGCCAGCGCGATCCTCAGCCCCTTCGGGGTGATGCCCTGCCGTCGCCCTTCGGCGATGATCGCCAGCGCGTACCCGTCCTTCTTGGACACCGGCAGGCTGCTACCGCTGCCTCCGCGACGGAACGTCGAGAACCCATCGGCACGCAGGCGCTTCTGGATGAACCGCTCACACTTGTCCTGGTTCGTGGCGGTGCCGTAGCCCATCTGAAAGTGCATCGAATCAACCGGCGAACGCCAGTCGTTGCCCCACCAGACAAGCTGCAAACCCTCGAACGTGTAGAACGCCAGCAGCTCGCGCACCGCTGGAACTTGACTGCCTTGAATCAGGACAGACCCATCCCAGCCGCCGTCTTTGACGTGCAGCGGATGGTCATCCCAGTTGTAGTCGAAGGCGCTCGCGCCCTTGTGGTTCGAGGTGTAAACCGAGTTGTTGTCAGTCCACGAACCCTCGTCGTTGTAGCCGCGAGAG